TTTTACCTCTTCAGTTGGTTAAGACACATTTTGGTGTGGCTTATCCAACCGTCGAGGTTGGGGCCGACGTAGCTTCGAACCACGTCGCTGACCCTGAAGAACCGTTGCGGCCCGAAGGTTTTCGCACTCGATTCTTGCTGGTGGGTTCCCAGCAGACCCGGAAAAGATTGCGCAGATTCCAAAAAGCACAACCCCCACCGGAAAATCCGATGAGGGCTGGCTAGCAGGACTAGGAAGGGCGTTACAGCTACCCAGGATAGGCGATTGCCATCAGAGCGTCCATCTTCTGTCGCGCTTCAGCGTTGCCGTCCGCGTTGCCATCCACCCAGACATCCATGAAGGTCTTGTTGGCTTTGAGCGTGCTGATCTCTGCAATGGATTCCTCTTGACTCAGATACGATCCGGCCTGCCCCGAACCATGCTCGCCTGCCGAGTGCTCCCCCAGGAGCTTCCCGACATTCAGCATCCGACCCAAGAACTCTTTCGTTCCGATCTCACCCTCAATGGCACTTGCCATATTTTCGTCAATGCCCAGCATCGACATGCCACGACGCGCCGCCGATACGTTGGGGGTCCAATCAGCACCCCACTCAATCCGAACAGCCTCGAGTTGCTTGACTTGCTCCGCTTGCCGAGTGAGATCCAAAGCCTCTTGAGCCGTTGTCACATTCTCGGCAAACCATTGCACCGTAGCTTCCGCCGTACCCTTCGATAGCCCCTGCTCGAATGCAAACTTCCGAAACGATGGAGTGAGGTCCGTACCCCCTTCACCAAGGCTGACCTCGGGAAGCTCGTAACCTTCTGCATTCTCCGGTCGGCCCAGCTTGGCAAACACACCTTTCGGCCCATGCCACGCATCCCGATCTTCGAGAGGTTTCAAGCGGAGAAGCTGATCCTGCGGTACGCCGATCTTCGTCTCGAGTTGCTGGTACGACTCGAGCACCGCGTCTAACGACTGCCACCCCTGCTTCGTGATGTAGTTCTTGGAGTCGGTGCTTTCGAATCCTCGAGCCCATTCCGGCGTAACAGCACCATCGCCACCAGCACCATCGCCACCAGCACCATCGCCACCAGCATCGCCACCAGCACCATCGCCAGAACCTTCGGCGAATAGAGCGCCAGCGCCAGCGCCAACACCACCAGAACCAGCACCAGAATCACCCGAAGCCCCGGACTGATCCCCGGCACCTCCCGAAGTTCCGCCGCCACTATCTCCGCCACCGGATCCCGCGCCGCCCTCGCCGCCACCTTCCGGTCCCATGAAGGAGTAATTTTGCCCATAGTACATGCCCTCTACCCTACCTTCGCAATTTGACTTGGTAAGCTGACCTTCAGATCCTCGCCCTTCGACATCCGAATAGCTTCAACAATTTTCAAGTAGACTCGTCGGCTCCCCTCCATGCCCGCTATCTGATAGCCAACATCCGAAGAACCCATCGCCACATCAAAAGACGTATCGTAAAAACAGATTGCTCGAAGCTCACTCATCACCGCATCGCGATCTTGAGGGCTCGAAACTTCATCGGGACCGGGATCGAAAACTCTGCGAAAGGCTCGTCTCAGAACCCTCACATCATCCATCCCAGTATCGCGATCTACACGAACAGCGATCGGGATATTTCCTACATGCTCACCAGATTCCATGCTCTCACCTACTGCGAAATATCAATTCCGGCAGCGCTCGCATCCTTCGCGGTACTGGCGACACTTGCCGCATTCGCCAGAAGTTCTTGATGCTCTGACCTCTCGGCTTGGGCTGCAAGAATATCATCAAACTCTTTTTCAGACCGGATCAAGAATGGCGGAACACCCCTCGCCTGTGCAATGAACCGAACCGAAGCGGGGCCATCCAGCATCTCAACTACAGTCGGATCCAACTCAGCTATACCCGCAATGTCCACATACGTTGCCCGAATCCCCTGCACTTCTTCCTCACGCTGAATCCGGGTAGCGGAACTTGAGTATTCAATTTCGTACTCACCTTCGGCTTCTTTGAGCAATTCAGGAAGCTCAGGCATGAGCCCGACAACAGGTAGAAGCGATAGCTCCCGCTCGACCATCGGACCCAGGCTCTCACTTTGCTGCCGCCCCACCATCGGAGCAATCAACTGCCCCTTCTCTTGGGCGCGGATCAAAGCTTCCGTTGCGGTCATCTCCGGCGTTTGGACGAGGATCTGAAAAAGCGTGATGAAATGCGCATCGTTGATTGCATTCCGCTTCTTTTCCATCAACCCTTCAGACACTTGCCAGTTGAATTTGTTGTCGAGTGCCTTGACACGAGGTTCACCCCGAGCATCCAGCCAACCGGGATTCACCGCACCAGAACGCAAGTCGAGATTGCTCGTACCATCTGAAAGCAAGTCGTTGCTCTGACTCAAAAGCGGAGCCGCTACCGCGTGCTCCCCGTAGAGAAGACTGGATCGCTCCATGCGTTGCAACGTCTCGTTGTCCCCCATAACAAGCATGGAAGGCCCGCGACCGTGCTTCTCTGAAGCATTCGTCGAGAACCGAGAATAGTTGTACGGAGGAACTATATAACCACCTGATTCTTCGAGCTTGCCTGTAACCGGATTCAAAACCGGGATTAACGCTTGGTCATCAAGAGAAATTTCCCACGACTCCCACGGCATCGACTCCGAACCAAGCACCTCCGAACGAACGAAACGACGGGGCGCAACAACATGAAGAAACTCGAGCGGCCTGAACGAATCCATTTGAGTCACCGCATCTCGCGCAGCCTTTGGAGCCTCCTTGCCCCATTTCTGGATTGCTGCCTTCGCAGTCATTGTCCATTTGTAGAAGAACGAATCCACCACACCGCGATCATCTACGTCAATCCACATCGCGCCGATATGGATGGACCGATAGCTGAGCCCCAGACCATCCTTCGATGGGATGGTGTGCATACACTGATTGCCATACATCCCTAACGACTTATGAGACTCAAAAAACTGATCGTAGTACCCAGACCGAGGACGACGACGGGTCTTGAAAATGTTGTTGTTCAACTGCTCGAAGAAAAGCTGAACCTCCTTCTCTTTGTTCAGATCATCATCGGAAGCTTTGAAAAAATGGAATAATTGTTGGCGAGGAGTCAACAACGATTCGAGCACAGCACCGAATTTTTCAAGCGCAAGTGCGTTCGTCGTATCGTAAATCTGATCGTTCCGACGCGCGCCAGGGAACTGTGTGCGTGTGAAATTGCTCGAGTGCGGGGCCACGATATCATGGATGTCCTGCCACATGTGGTCCCAATTCGATCGCTCCGATCGGAGCAATTCGTATTGGCGTATCAAGTCATGGACAACGCTACCCAAGGAGTCCGGTCCCACCGAGGCTCGAGCGAGCACTCGCACTTGATCCAAACGTATCAGAACTTGCCAAAAGGTTCGCCGCGATGCCTCGACGGCCTTTGGTCACGCGACGGGCTCTTTCCTTCGCAATGCGCTTCTTCTCAAGTTCCTTCTTGGAGTTTGGGTTGAACACTTTCGTCTTTGGTGGCTTTGCCATTTACAAGTCTCCTCTCGTACCAGACACCCGGTGAAAGATCCTCAGCTACGGTGAAACCCCACCTTCGCAGATATTGTGACACCTCGCCGTCCTCATCGCAATCCGCCGAGATGATCCGCTCGCAACCGCACATATCCGCGATGAACTCAATAGCGTGGAGAAGCCTTCTCGGATCCGCTGGATGCCGTTTAGACTCTTTTGGATCCGATGCGACATGGAAACACATCGCACCATTCACCAAGGGCTGACACCAAAAAATGCACGTCTCGCCCAACGAATACCAAGACGTGCCGGGATCGAGATCCGACTCCTCCATCGACCGGGGATAACCCCATACCTCGACCTTCATTGCAGCCTGAAGAATATGCGACCGGGTTTTCATCTTGTGGAACCTCCGCATTACTCCGTTCTCGCTAGGTAGCTTGCTGCCCCACCACGCGGCTTGACCGTCTTCGACTTCAACGCCAAGTGATACTCACCCACGCCCATCAACACGTACTCGAGCGCTTCGACCGGATGGCTGTACTGATTCTTGTCGGGCAACTCTCCGAACCGAACGCCCTGCACCATCAGCTTCTTGTAACAGAAGCCGCCCATCAAACCTTTGCGAATCATCTTCGCCTTGGCCGAGATGAGCAACCTTGGCCGACCGTCCATGCAATTCATTCCAAGAGGGTTTGCAATCGCCGCCCGTCTCGCGATGATCGCATTCGTCTCACAAGGCTGCACCGCAATCCCCGCAGCCTGCATAATCATCATCGGCGTATCCTCGTTGGCTTCCCCCTTCTTATCGCCTGCCGGATCGCCCCAGACACTTGAAATTTTCACATCAGGAAACTCTTCCCGCAGAAACCGAAACAACTCAGGTGCAAATAGCGCTGCCGATTGATCCCGCGTGCAGAACTCGTCGATCACCGATTTTCTTCCGGTAAGAGGATCCACTTGAATAATCGCCGCCGCTGGCGTGCGCCCGAAGTCCACTCCGATAGCAATAGGTAGTTCCTTGTTGTAAGGAATGACACCGGGGCAATGTACTGAGTCCACGTAGTTCGGGTGGACCGGCTTCCCCTCGACGTAGAACCCGTACTCGTTTTGGACATTGACGATGATCCAATCTGTCTCTTTGTTGATGATGATGTTTGAATAGTAGTTCAGCGGAAGATTGTTGATGTTCTCTGCCTTCTGGTTCACCCGGAAAACAGGCTGCCCCAAGTGGTCTACCTGATCCGTCTTGAAGACACCCCCCGGCTGCCGGAAGAACGTCCAGCCCTTCGGCTTCCTGATCTCCGCAGAGACAGCGTACCAATGCTCATCATCCGGCGCGTTCGTATCGCCTATCATCCCGTGCCATGTGCAAACCACACCCCCCGCTGCAATGCTCGGGTATCTCCCAATCCGCGCGTCCGCCATGTCCACGATCGCCTTTGGGATCTCCTTGATCTCGTTGAACCAAGCCCCGGTCGCCTGCACACCCCGCAGCTTCTTCACATGGTCGTCACGATCCAACGCCATGAACACCACTTCTGAAATAACCCGCGAACCATCCTCAATCAAGAAATTCGCATGGAACGTCGGGGGCTCCATGCTGCCTTGCTTGAACTTTCCGAAGTGGGGCTCAGTGAATATCTCACGGAAGTCCTTCACCGTCGTACCCATCAGATCCGGGTAGGTGTTGCGTACCACAATCCACCGACTCGGCCTCACCCCTTCCGCATTCGGCAACTGTTCCGTCATCTGGGCCAGAATGCGTTGGATCGCACCGTAAGTCTTCCCCGATCCGAGTGGACCCATGATGAAACTCACCCGACCCCGATCGGCCATGAAGGCTTCGAGTACCGGGCTATCCGGTGCGCCTAACGTGAACTCTATCCTAGCCAATGCGTTTGGCCTCCACGTCCACAGGGACGCTACGCTCGATCTTCTTGGTCATGTCGCGAATGATAACCACCGTCTCATTCGTTTGATTCTCCTTCTCGAAGGCGCTGATGAGATCCGTGCGGCCCAGCAATTCCGAAGTCTTCAGCTTCGATTCGAACTTCACTTCAATAATCCGCCCGTTCACCGAATCGTACTTGACACTCCGAACCATCTTCCGCAACGAAGGGGACCAATCCTTCGGAGGTTTGATCGTACTGTCATCGTTGTAGATTTGGGTGTGGTCCGTATTCATGTAGTCCATGTAGATCCGAACCAAGTACATCGCGCTGCCCACACCCTTGTCATGGACAACCGAAACCCGCTCCTTGATCGCAGCCTGGATCTTCGGTGAGCCTAACAACCTTCTCGCAACGTCGTGCTCACTGAATCCCTCGAAATGGGCAAAACCTGCCTCACGAACCGCGTCTGCCATCGACACCGCTCCATCCACGTACAAATCCACGATGATCTTTTGATCCTCATTCAGCTTCGAGTACGCGCTTTCGTAAGCCATGTTACTCCAACATAGGGACTACCCAGCCCAAAAATTTGAGCGTGGGGGAGGTAAAGAATGGATCTCCGACACGTTCTCCCCCCTACCCCCCTTCTCTACAATTCCAGAATGAGAATACACTCACCCAAGAGTACGACGACCCAAGAGTACACCGACCCAAGAGAGAAGGCGCGGCTGTCGCAAGCTCCATCCTGGTCGGAACTCTTCATGCTCACTACGTTCGCCCCCACAACTGAGGCTATCTCCCCCCGAAACAGTGTGTACGGTGTGTACGGTGTTTCCCCCCCGTGAACACCACTACCTGTTAGGCTATGTTCACACTTGTTATGCCATAAAACCCCTGCAAGTCCGAGTGGGTACGCGATGTCCCACCTAACATGGGCCAGGTGTGAACACCAAAAGAGGGACATTGTTACCTTATAGATTTTGGAGTGTGAATACTTGAACTTGCAGATACAACGTCAAAAAGCTCCCCCAGCCCTAGCAACTCCCTCACCTAAGTACTTGATCCTACAGGGTGTTACGGTGTGAACACACCCCTGCCGTTCACAAAACCCACCGAACG